ATCTGAATGTAGAGGCCGGGCGATTTGGTGGGTCGTACCAGCGCGATCAGGTCAACATTCGTCGCGTTGAAGCCGGTCGTCAACACATTGCAATTGCACAGCGCGCGCAGCTCGCCGGCTTTGAACGCGGCGATCGTCGCGTCGCGCTGATCGGACGGGGTCTCGCCAAAGATCGTTGCGGAAGGGACGCCGCGCTCGTGCAGCGCCTCGTTGACCGCTTGCCCATGCGTGACGCCGCAGCAGAACACGAGCCAGGCGTGACGGTCGGCGCCGTGCTTGACGATTTCGTCGGCTATCCGCGCGACCACCTCCGGGGCGAGCGCTGCAGCTTCAAGCTGCCCGGAAATGAACTCGCCGCCGCGGGTGCCGACGCCCGACATGTCGATCTGCGCATGTGCCGCGATACTGACCGGCGGCACCAGCCGGCCCTGATCGATCAGGTCGCGGACATTGATCTCGAAACAGATGTCGCTGAACAGTGCATCGCCGCCCTCATGCAGCATTCCGCTGTCGAGACGGAATGGAGTAGCCGTCAATCCGATAATCTTTATGAAATTGTTGAGCCATAGCAGGTGCCCGAGGAACGCGCGATACATCGTCGTCGCGGTGCGCGGCACGAGATGTGCCTCGTCGATGATGACGAGGTCGATTCTCGGCAGCCGGTGCGCATTGCGGTAGAGCGACTGGATGCCGCCGAAGATGATCCTCGATCCGTAGTCGCGTTGCTTCAGTCCAGCGCTGTTGATGCCCACCGGCGCTTCGGGCCAAAGTCGCACCAGCTCGGCGTGGTTCTGGCTGATCAATTCGCGGACATGCGTCAAGATCAGCACCCGCTGATCCGGCCACTGCTCGAAGATCTCCCTGAGGAACTCTGCGACGACCAGACTCTTGCCGCCGGCGGTCGGGATGACGATCAGTGGATTGCCGGCGTTGTCCGCGAAGTACCGATATATCGAGTCAACGGCGTCGCGCTGATAATTGTAGAGGGCGATCATGACCCCGAGCCCTCGTTGCGCCAGACGCGCCCGTCACGCAGCCGGTAGTCGACCCAAGCGCTCCTAGGGTCGGCGGCGATCTCCTCGCCGGGGACGAGTGAGGAGAGATAGAGGTGCGAGGGGCAGCCTTGCCGCTGTTCATCGAGCGACAGCGTCTTGTTCCATCGTGCGCAATGCCACTCGCCATTTGCGATCGGCGATGAATGGCGGCAGGTGCGGCAGTTGATCAGCGGCGCAGTATCGGCGCGACAGACGTCGCGGTGCTCGCACCAGCGGCACCCGAGAGCGCTGTCTGGATCCTCGCTGATCCGCGCAGGAGCCTTATGGCTACCGATGATGCGCGTGGCGCGGCTGATAACGACCGCCGCCACGGCGGGATCAGCGTTGGTGCGGCAGCTTATAGTTCGACGGCCGCCCGGTGATGAAACCGTGAGGTAATGCCGGCTGAGACCGGCGTAATGCATGTATACGACGGCCTGTGCGTAGTATGTACTGTCCCACTGGCGTAGCGCGTTCTTCTCGCCAACATCGATCTTAAGCCCGTCGAGCTTTGCCAGCTTCTTTTCGTCGACCTGCTTGTGCTCCCAGCAGTGCCATGTCGTGGGGGCCTGCAGCAATCCGAGCACGACGCCGTCGAGATGACCACGAAGATGGCCGGGATGATCAGAGAATGCCCACTGGCGGCCGGTTTGCGGGTCGATTGTCAGCAATGTCATGCCGGATACCAGGCGGAGGCGCGCGGCCATAACCTCCTCGCCGCGATCACCGTCGTCGAACCGCTTCAGCACCTCGGCCGACCATTGTTTCGGCGCGACCCAGCGAAAGCTGTACCAGAGCGCCCGCGCGCAGGGATGTCCAATTGCCGACATTCCCATATAAGGCCGCGATGGGTGCTGCGCAGCCCTCTCTTCGATTGCGCGGTCGACTGCCGCCAATGTTGGATCGATCGGGTTGGTTTCTGGGATAGTGACCATGATCAGGATGCGAAGGCGGCATAGCTGCCGCCTTCTCACTCACGAGGCGCGTTGTGTCCAGGGTGGGGTGCCGCCGCCGTTAAGCCGCGAAGGACCCCTTGGCGGTGCAGAGGAGTTGTCTGCCCGCGGCCGGTATCCCAGGATCTTGTTGCGATCACCGAACTCCCCTTTGGCGGGCTCGATTGCGACATCGGCCAGCATCGGCCTATTGTGCAGCTGCTCAGAATCCCTGACCTGCAGGACACCGACAGCATGGCAGATTTGGGACAATCGGCGGCGACCGAAGTCGACCGCGGTCTGGCTCGCATTTTCGAGGTTTATGTTGTCGAAGATTCGCCGACCGACGTACGGGCCTGCCATCACCTCAAGAACGAACCTCAGATATTTTCCGGTGCCGTCCTTGGTCGGACGCAGATCGGACTCGACCGCCTGCACGAGGTACTCGCCAACTGGGACTGGCGGGAAATCGCGGAGTGGTATGTCATTAGCGTCAAAGATGCCGCCAAATGTTGTCATCTTGTAAAACTCCGTAATTGGATCGATGTAGGTTAACTCGGTGGGTTGGTTTAATTTCTTCTATTCATCTCCCTCCTTTCAGTTCAACTGACGCTCGCAGTGCGTCTTCGAAAACTGTCCAGCCGCCTTCCTTGGGGATCACCAGCGATGGCGGCAGGTCGTAGCGGTTCTTGGCAATAAATCCGGGACGCGCCTCCAGGTACATGACGCGCGTCCCGGTGCCGAGGCCGCGGGTAATCTTGCGGCCGAACCCGGCGTCGATCGTCTTTGTCGAGATCTCGTAAGTCAGAAATCCAACGACGTCGGCCCACTCGCAGAGCAGCGCCGCGGCACTGTCGTGCATGTCCGGTACGTAGCGGTCGTAAGGATCGGCCGTAGGGTCCTCGAAACGCTTGATCTTCGCGTGCGCGAGCACGATGACCGTCATGTTTTTGTCGTTGCGGAGCAGGTCGAGCCCGCCGAGCAGCTCATTCAGCTGCTCCTCGGCAGCTTTGTAGCCGCGGCCATAGGGCAAATCGCTGGCCGAGCCGACGTAGTGGTCGGCCGCAATGCTCTGGTGAATAAGCCGCTCAACCCGGTCCGCAGTGTCGACTACAACCGTCTCGAACTCGTGCTCGTGGCTTATGAGCGCATAGATCTGTTCCGTAACCGCTTGCTTGGACCGGCACTGCTCGAACCGAGCAACCTCGATGTTGTCGATACCGTCCTCGGCTTGGACGAAGATCGGTTTGCGCGCCGACGCACCGAAACTCGATTTGCCGATGCCGTGGTCGCCGTAGAGGACGACGCGAGGCGGCTGGTGGCGCCCCTGACGCTCGATCACGAGATCACCAAGGCGCTGGGTCACCGCCCCACTCCCACCGTTGCGCCATCCATCGCCTTACGATCGGATAGCTCCGCGACGCATCGCCGCTTGGCGGACAGACACACACCCTGCGCTTGCGCGCAGCCGTATTGCGCAACTCGCGCCAATCGGACGGGGATTGCGCTGCAGTAACGCTCGCGCCCGTCTCGTGGGTCAGCGTACTGTCTCGCCATGGATCACTCCGCCGCGAGCTCGTCGATGAGATCGTCGAGCGAGGCGAGCTCGATCAGTTTCCGCCGACCGATGCGGATGGTTTTGATCTTCGGCAAGAAATCCGAGTAAAACTTCGATCGGCCGACGCCGGCATAGTGATAGCCATCAGCGATCGATATAAGCCTCGGTCGGAGGCCCACCCCCCTGACCCGGCCATCGGCCCGGAGATGGTTTGTCATGTCCGTTGCACTCCGAATGGAACGCGGTGGACGACACAACAGCCGCTTGAAATTGTGGAGTTATTTAATTGGGGTCCGATTTCGAACGCGGGCGGCCGAATTTTCTAACTCCGCGCCGGCGCGGCTGGATCCGATCCGCGAGGTAGGACCAGCCGAGATCGGGCGGTAGCGTCCCGCGCCACCCCTTCACGCGCTGTCGCCGCAAGCGCGCAAATATCCTGGCCACCGCCGCTTCCTTGCTGTGGCCGAGGTCCAGGCTCCACTGTGTTGCCGCAGGTTGAGCGCCAGGCTCCAGTGGTTGCCACAACGCTTTGCAGATGAGCGCGTCGGCACCGATGCCGTCGGCGGGAAATGCTGTCAACACCTTATCGACCCGCCGCACTGCTTCGGACACGAGC